TTTTTTGCTGGATAACAGGCAATTCTAAAAAAGCCACAACGTTGCATTTTTTCATCAATGGTGTGTAATGTAGCATCAAGGTAATCGGGCTCAATGTGTTCTATAGCATCTGTGCTGACCACAGTATCTATTGGATGTGCGGGCAAATGTTGGAAGTTTGTATTACCGGGATCGTACCCGGTGACCTCAATGTTGGGATGTAGTTCTTTGATTGTGGCAATAAGTCCTCCTTGACCGCACCCAAAGTCTAACACACCGGCGGGTTGATATTTTTCAATAAAGTCTTTGACAATTGCATAGGCTTTGTGCCCGTTGTTAAACTTGCCTGCTTGATGCAAGTATGTAAGTTGGTCTTTATAATCTTTGTCAATTAATGTCATGTTATTTCCATCCCATAATCCAATCATCTTTAACTTGATCTAATTTGTGCATGCCAAATGATTCCAACAACCCAATGGCCGCAAACTGCCCATACTCTTTTGAATACATATCATGAGGCTTCTGCTCTACTACAATTATGGGCCGCCATTGACGGATAGTTTGTTCTGCACCTTGTATCACACGATATTCAAATCCTTCGCAGTCCATTTTAATGTAGTCCACATTGTCAATGTGCAAGTTGTCTAGTTTGACCACAATAGTCTCGCCAGATCCAATACTGGCAGGATCTATATGAGTGTGTCCAGTGTTGCCTTCGGTAATGTTCATATGTGCTGTAGTATCCTGATCGCCCAAGGCCATGGGACTGATAAAAAAGTTTTTACCAGAAACATTCCTTTGTAAGCACTCTCTAAACAACGGCACAGGCTCAAATGCAATCACACGTTCAAACTTTTTGACTAGATCACGTGACCACAAGCCCACGTTAGCACCAATATCTATGCCGGTTCTAAACTGGGTGACATAGGTCAAACTCTTGTTGCGTACCTGATACTGATATTCAGCAGGCCCACCCTTGCCGATACTCTTGTCAAGCATCTGTGGAAAGTGTGTTTCGGTGTCGGGGAACCACCATCCGTGGCTTTCATACATTGTAAGTCTCCTGTAATATTCTAAGTGCAGTACCATTGGCCAATTCAGCATTGGAGAACTGGCAGTAAGCAAGATGCGATAACCACAGTTCAAGTTGATTCCTGTCAGGATACCATGGTGTGTCAATTTTGGCAAGGTCAGTGTTGGCCACTGGCAATGCCGCATTACTTGGTGCTAGCACAAATGCCGGCACTCCAGCTAATATACTTTCTGTGGCCGCAATTGAATTAAATGTAACCACAGCATGCACATCGGTTAGTGCTGATTCTAAGCTGTTAGACACTCGTGTTTGTCGGCTGGGATTTCTTTGTCTAATCTCGACGGGACGGTCAGTATGTTGTTTTATTGTTTCAACAGTGGTGTGTAACCACTCATCAAGTTTGACATTGTAAAATATACAAGGCTTCTCATCTGGCGCGGCAATTAGAATTTTTCGACCATTCTTTTTTGGTGCCAACGTACTCAGCCCAAGTTGGTGATATCGATCTAGTGGGCGGTTGATTATGGTGTTGTGTTGTAAATCATTTGGTACAATCCTGTGCCAGATTTTATCGCCACGTGGGTTTTTAATATAACGTCGATTGCCAAGGTACCCTGAGTCTATGTACAAGAAATCTCGTTTATCTTGCCAACACTGTTTGATGATTTTGTGTTTCATAATGCCACGAATCACCAATGGATCCTGACTGCTGTTATAATCCCAGGTTTCTAATTCAGTAGGGGTACTTCCGCATCCACGAGCAAACATTTCCATGTACTCGTCGTTACCGTTCTTGTTAAGAAAAATCCAATTCATTGCCAATACGCTTCTGTACGTTTTATTTTCAGGTCCACTTGTTTACTACGGCCTAAATTTTTCCTGGCACCTTTTAAGTGATCTAACCATGCACCCCAGGCTGAGTTTATCAATGGATGTCCTTCGCCTGTGATCAAATGACTGCTCCAGTCCAGTTCTATTAAATTGGCGCTACGTCTAACATCATCAAATACAAACGAGTCGTGCCACTCATCTAGTTTAAAAATGCCATTTTCAGCGTCATCGTATGCTTGTTGAAACTTGTTTAAAAACAACCGAGTAGCAGGACTGTTTAAATTCATTGCGTATAATCCGCATTCACTGAACTTGCCACGACGACCCAAGAAACATAGATCTGTGTGTGCAGGACATAAAGTGTTGATATCCTCTATAGTAATTGGGCTATGGCATATGGTATCTGCGTCCATCCATAGTAGCCACGTAGATCTAGCAGTGCTGGCACAGTGGAATATAGCATAGACCTTGTGTGCAAATCTCACAGCGTCCCATTTGAATCCTTTGCCGGCATCCTTGCGTTTGCTTCTTACAGGGTCTTGGCTGACATCACCATTCGCCTTAGGCACACCACGCCACTTGTGTTTGAATGCAGATAACTCTGGGCTAACAGATTCTAGGTCATGCACAACCAAGTTGGGTGCTGATTCACTTACTGCACATCGTTCGGCATACACAACCAATTGAACCTCTTGGGGCCAATTCTGCAAAAAGGTTTTGATCATACGCCGGCCATATTTTTCATAACCGCTGGCGTTAAAAGTGGTACATACAGTATATTTCATCAAAAATACTTATGATTAAAACCATAGCATATTATCCTTTGCAACGTGCTCTAAATGGCGGCCCTCCTATGAATGCCATGCTCAGTGCTTTACGCACAGCCGGAATAGAAACACAAGAGCGTAGCCAAGACTCTGATGCGTTATTAATATGGTCAGCACTGTGGTCTGGCAGAATGGCCGCTAACCAGGCAGTATATAGACACTACAGAGCACAGGACAAGCCTGTGATCATTATTGATATTGGTGCATTGCATCGTGGCACAACATGGAAGGTTGCAGTGAACAACATCAATGCCCGAGGCTACTATGGGCACATGGATAACCTAGATTGGGATCGCCCCCGGAAAATGAACTTAAGATTTGGCACTCCTGCAAATTCAAAATCACATATTGTGATAGCGGCACAGCACACACAAAGCGAACAATTGGCAGGGGTTGATCTTACCACGTGGATACACGCTCAGATACAACTAATAAAACACAACACAGATAGACCCATACACATTAGACCACATCCCAGATGCAGTCTCAACACCACAAGTTTTGCCGGAATCAGAGTTGAATCACCTGGCCGAGTGTCTAACACATACGACAGTTTTGATTTGGGACTAGATTGCCATGCTATTGTAAATTATAATTCAGGTCCAGGCATACAAGCAGCCATAGCAGGAGTGCGTCCTGTGGTCGATGCTACTAGTTTAGCACATCCTGTTGGTGTTGCTATTACTGACATAGAGAAACCTTATGTAACTGATCGAGACTTATGGCTTGCACAAATTAGTCATACTGAATATACTGTGCCAGAATTAGAACAAGGCTTATGGCTAAGAAGAATAGAATCAGCACTGGCATAACTGACTGTGCCTGTGTGATACACAGCACCGGTTACGACTGGACCTATGTTGAACGGTTGTACAACATGTTGGAACGTAACTTGCCCGGAGGCCTACGTTTTCACGTTTATACCGAACATGACCGTAGTGTGCCTCCGTACATGGTCAAGCACATACTAGAAGACTGGCCAGGTATTGCAGGACCAAAGAAATCATGGTGGCATAAATTGCAGGTGTTTAATCCAGAACATCATGAAGGCAATCTGCTTTACTTTGACCTTGACACAGTTGTTGTGCGTGATGTAAGTTGGATTACTCAATTAGATCCCAACTACCTCTGGGGCATTAGGGATTTCAGACATTTACAAAATTCCAAAATTAACACCTTGAACTCCAGTGTGATGTGGTGGAATGTCAAACATCATGCTTTGATATGGGAAAAGTTTAAAAACAATGACATTGCCAAACTGTCAAGACAGTACCCTGGGGATCAAGATTATCTCTATGCAACACTTGGTCACAACAGAATTCGATACTTTGATGACACACAATTAAAAAGCTGGCGGTGGCAGTGCTTTGATGGCGGCTACGACTTTCAGTACAGAAAGCACAGAGCACCGGGACAAGGCACACTGATTGACGGTAATACTTCTGTTTTAGTATTTCATGGCAATCCCAAACCCCACAAAATTAACGACAAAGTAGTACAAGACCTTTGGAAGTAAACGGTTGACCAACAATTCCCATTTTGCTACAATAGAAGTATTGTAAGAAATAAGGAGTCCATAATGGGTTACAAGGTTGTTGACACCACAGACATAATGCGTACCAAGTACGAGCCACGCAAGGGCCTAGAAGGTCCGTTCAACTTCTCGGGCCAAGTGTTGTATTATGACAACAAAG